TACCTTTTATGATCATTCCGAACAAGTTTTTGGGATGTGGTGGGTATCGGCGGGAGCAGAGTTCGACTACATACTTGAAGTAAATGAACTTGATAACTTCGGATGGTTCACTATTGCCGAATGGATCAGGCCAGCAAGGAATTCTGTGATGTCCGGCTACACCTACATAACTTGGGGCAACAAAGCAATTGGGCGCGTCAGGGTTAGGAGAACTCAACCTGGCCCGACACCAAGAGACCTTATAAACTGGAAAGTTTTAACACCTGTTAGATTTTAATTATGCCGGATAAAGATAAAAAGCATAACGACCCTTGGTATGAGATTGCGGGGGCGAAGAGACCAGATGACCCTTGGTATGAGGTAGCAGGAGCTAAACGACCTGAGAAGAAAGAACCACGCAACTTTAACGAAGCTGTGGAAATGGGCCTCGCTAAAGAACAAGCGAAGATATCTCCTGCGTTAGTCCCCGGCTCTGCTGAGTATATGGTCAAAAAGCTAATGGAGGTTGCCAAGTTAAATAAAACAGCAGCCATTGGAGCCGTCGCTAATTTATATGCTGAGTCTAAGCTCGACCATAAGGCGCAACAAAAGTTAGCCGGTGGGAAGATAGGGCGCGGTAGGGGGTTAGCTCAGTGGGAGACTGGGGGTCGGTGGGACACGGATCGGAATAACTTATTAAAGTACGCTAAATCAAAAGGAGTCGATCCCCTCGGTAAGGGCGGTGTAGATGTTCAGCTAGGATTCATTGGGTCTGAAATGGACAACACTAAAGAGTATGGCGGTGTGCGAGATAGAATGAACAAGGCCAAGACGGTGAGGGACGCTACGGTCATTTTCCTAAAGGAGTACGAAAAAGCGGGGATACCACATAAAAATGTCCGGCTTGATTACGCGGAAGAGCTTAAAAAGAAAATAGATGCTCTCCCTGGGTTTTAATGAGCCGCCCCAAAAGAAAAAAGCGGTTCAAGCAGGACAAGGATATTGTCATCTTCACGCCCTCAAGCGAGGATATATCGGTAGCCCACCAACGCTCCTGCGCTATGGGGATACTGCCAGGTTCCTATACGCGGGGCATGGGCAACCTAACAGGCTGCTTGGGAGAGATCGCCGTTAATGCCTACCTGCCCCGTAGCCGTTATGTAGGAGACGAGATTTTCACACACGATATAGTTTACAAGAAGCAAAAGGTGGAGGTTAAGTCTAAGGTCTGTAGCGGGAGACCTAAACCGGAATTCAGTGCCTTCGTAAATACAAAGAAGATAGACGTTCCTGAGAACGATGTTTACTTCTTTACCCGTGTACGGCGCGACTTGTCGTATGTGTTCTTGGTCGGCTGGCTCCCAGCATATACATTGCTAGATGAGGCTAAATACAGGAGAGTGGGAGATAAGGAGGACTCAGGGTTCGCCTTTAAGTCCAATGGATACCAGTTAACGATAGGTGAATTAAACCCACCTGATCAGTTTAAGTAACGGTATAGATAAAGAGTGGAGAACATTCCCCCAATTCTGCCCCTACTACACTTACCCAAAAGTGTTCTTCTGCTGCGCCCGAACTCATCCCCTGCGCGGTTAAACTCTTGATACAGAGTTCTATACTGAATATAGCCCTGGGCGGGTCGAGAGTAGCACCGATGAAAGCTCGTTCAAAACCGTCAGGCAGGAGTATATCGGCTGCGTCTCTGCCGACAACATCTTCTAGGAACTCCTCGATTTCTTCTCTACTCATGAGCATCAGCCGTTTCCTTCTCTAGGATAGGACTGCTCTTATCTATATCATATTTTTCATTAAGGTCAATTTCCCATGTCTTACCTTGCCCCGACCCTATGGACTTTATTGGCCGTGATTTCTTATTCCCTTTACTTGTCTCCTCCAAGACGAGGAACCCCCTCCGCACAAACTCCATATTGCCGGACACTCCAATGTTCCTGCCGTTGTTAAACAGGTGGATGCACCCTTGGAATTCTGTAAGTGTTCCTCTCCATGCCGGTTCCGTGTAGTGGTCTCTTGCGCGTTTAACGAAGAACTCAACCAGTTCAGCTACGGTAGAGCGGCTTGAGTTGTCGTAAGCTGCTGACTCGATCTTTGAATCAATGTAAGAAGCGATACCAAAACGTGCGTCCCCCTTAACCTCTTTGGGAACTTCCCAATCCATCAACCAGCGAGCCATGTGGGGGAGTTCTTCCCGTATGGTTTCTTCAAGAATAGCATTAGGCGGGAACTTACTGGATGCCTTCTTGGAAACCCGCAGAGCCATCAACTTGTCCTTATTGCTTGAGTCGAGAGCGGGGATAACTGACAGGCTGTTCGCATCCATGTTGAGAGAGAGTATTACACGCCCCGTCCAAGGAATGGTGACGGCATCCACATACTTCGCATGATATTCTATTCTAGGGTTGGCTACGCATTTCTTGATTAACTCCGTTGCCCTTCTCTGGTCTTGGAAGGACGCTGCTGATGTCGTGTCATCAATTACCCAGGCAGCAACTCTCGCCAAGTCCTTGTTGAAGTTTGTTTGACCACTGAGGTAATCCGATGCGTCAGCAAACCCACCAACCAGCGCACTAATTACCCTGTTTGATAGCAGGCTTTTACCTTTGTTGGTCGCCCCCACTAAAAGGAGCGCGTGTCCCTGGGCAGGCTCCCTGTTAAGGACAGCTTCATAAAACCTTTTCATCCAAGCGTAGAAGTAAATGACCGTGCCAATTTTATCGTCAGCAAACAATTGAGATAACCAATCGTGGAGGAAAGGCCACTTGGAGGGGTCACCGTCTTCGGCTGGCTCAATAGGGCTGATGTTCGCGTTATTAAGAATCCGGTGACTGTTATATTCCACCACCCTATCGTTGCTAAATACGACTGGAGCGACCTCGTCAATCCTGTTCTCGTTTGCTATAGCCAACAGGGCAGTCTCCATTTCTGAGAGAGGCTGCCCTCTTTTTGGTCGCGGCGAGAACCCAGCCTTCCTGAGTTCCATGCATAATTGATCCTTGGGTATCTGCTGTGCTGACCCATGTAGGAGCTTGTAGTGCATCTTACCGTTGAACCAGTATTGATCCAACAGGCTCCCCATCTTTTGGGTTTCGTATTCTTCTACGAACTTCGTTCCAAATATCTCTTTCCAGGAGACAAACCCCTTTCCGGCTCTGTCAGAATAGCAGACCATGCCCTCATCAACTACCTGGCAACCCTCCCTCTCAATACCATCATCGATCCAAAACAACGGCCCCCTTGACCCTATTGTGAAGTCGCCTTCCCACCTGTTAGGGAACTTTTTGTGAACCTGCTTTTCAATGATATCAACGGGTATTGAGGTGTCCGATGACTGGGGCGGCTTGTCACTGGCAGCTTTCATCAAAGCCGTCCGGTAAATGGCTTTAGGCAACAGGTCACCTGTCTTCACCCAATCCTCACCTATCTCAAAATACTGACTCGCCTTGTATGACGAAGTATCAAATCCGGCAAATATACGCTCAATGCCTATTTGTGTTGAAAGTCTCTTTACAAAGGCATCATACATATCAGGAGTAATAGGCAGGCGGTTTTCAAACACCCACACCAAACGTATATATCCTGATTGTGTGCGCGTTCTCCAAGTGGGCAGATATTCCTTACACTGGGTTTGTATGAGCTTATCTACTACATCCCAGTCTACCCTAGCGTCATAGTCAGCGGCAAAACCGTTGACGGCATTTACTGGGTTGTCATTACTGATACGAACATTAGGATTATCCCCCTCGCACATGCTATAGAAAACATGGTCTGTTGTGGCCTGGGCGCACCACTCTCTATATTTTGCTTTAGATGCAAATTTAGGCTTACTAACTTTCTTGGAGTAAAGGGAGTCCGCTTTAGTCGTTTTTGTTTCTTTAAGGTTTTTAATGAACCGGTATCTCATTTTTCGTATCTCTCTAGTATTTTGCCTTCTGCTGCCAGCGGGATATCCGGTATCCAGCCAGGAGCCTTTGACATGCTTTCTATTACTTGTTTCAGGACGTTATCTGCCTCTGATTCTTCTGCTTCGATCACAAACTCGTCATGCACATGGAAGATGACGCTTATGTCCTTTGCGTCGATGTTTAGGAGCATGTCTGCGAATATGTCTCTGGCGAGTGCCTGAGATATATTCTCGGCTAACAGCCCGCCCCAAAGCCGGATTGGTATCTTCTTTGACCCCTTGGTAAGCATAGCTATGTAGTTACGCCTACCCCCTTGCAAAGCGGTAGTTATTTTTCCGTAATTTAACGCCCTGCCGGAAGGTAGCTCCAGTTTAAAGTCTTTGCCCTGGGCGTATGCTACATGCATATCACGTTGCAGCTTGTTCCACAGTGCCACAACCTTCTGGAGTTTGTGTCTATACAGGCTCACTGCTGATTGAGCCTCCATCAGTGACATCCCTGAGATCATTGCAAATTTCCTGGCAGAAGCCCCATAGCCACAACCAAGCACCATCGTCTTCACCATGTGACGTAGCTTGGAGTCCTTGTCCTTCAATGACCCCTTTGCGTAGTCCCACTTCCCGAACCGGACTGCAAATGCCTCGTAGATGTCGTCTGACTTCTTAATTTCCTCCAGGGAGGATTGATCTTCTGCCAACCAGCACAAGGTGCGAACCTCAATTTGGGATAAGTCCGCTACAATCAGCTTCTTGCCCTTCTTTGGGCTAACAAGATGTCTGAGATTAGCACCGAACATTTCCCCCCTTGGGAGATTTTGCAAATTCAAATTTCCCCCACTACCACTGAAGCGTCCAGTATGCGCCCCCATATACATCAAACCGCCATAATAGCGTTCGTCTGACATTGTAGCGTAATCGAAGGACTCCAGTTTACGTTTTAATGCATTGATACGCCTGTAGTCGCGGACAGCCTCAATCCACGGGTAGTCCTTGCCATGAAGACATATCCACTCGTTGGCTTCCTCGCTTGAAAGGGCAAGGCTGGCTGGAGGCTCGATACCTATCTTGCGACATTCCTCGTTAAACGCCTTACGGGATAGTGGCGGTGACTCACCAATCCACGGGATACAGTTCTCTGCATCGAAGAGGCGTTGCGATACGTTCTCCTGCTGCTTCTTTAGGAGGGCTATATCAATGGGTATCCCCCGCTGGACACTCTTCCGGTTAACGCAACTTATGTCGCGCTCCCTTTGAGGCCACCTATCTTTAAGCTCCTCCCATAGTTTTAAGCACAACTCCGAATCTTTGAGTGCGTATTCACTGACCTCTTCTTTAAACTCTGGAGTCATGTCTTCCCACCGCTTGCCCAGCATGTTGTTACGAGTCTCCTTGGAAACCTCTAGGTCAAACAGTTCCCCCGTAGCTCCTTTCAGAGAGCGTGGTATACCGCAGAAAGCAGCAAGGTCTGCCGTGCAGTGCCACTCAGCCGGTTGCACTTCAGGCCACCACCCTTTGCGAACACCAAACAGATAAAGCGTTTCATCGAATGAGGCGTTATGCGAAAGAACTATATGCCCCTTGAGTGAAGGCCAGTCGAACACTCTAGGGTCACCTACAAAGTTGGTTCCCTCGTCGCCAACAACAGAAACCATGTATGCCTCGAAGTCGGGGTGGGAAAAGTATCCCAGCGTCCCTAAAGTCTTTATCGAGCAACCCTTGTCATAGTAGGTCTCAAAGTCTACGGCAAAAGTATTTTTGTCTGCTGAGTTTTTTTCGTACATGGTTATCCCTATAAAAAAGCCCCAACGACACTGAGGAAGAAAGCGTAAGACCTCAGTGCCGCTGGAGCGGCAGGCGACTCAGGGACAAAACGATAAAGCCCTGCTGCGCCGTGGATTTAGACTACTCTTCGCTTTCAGTCCAGCGCAATAGGCACTGGGTTCTCTCGGAGGTCTTTCAAAGACCTGGTGAACACGGAGGAAAGAACAACCAGGCGTTCCCTCTGCTTCCCCAATTCATCGATCTTCTCGGTAACCTCACCAACAAGCTGTTCAGCTAGGGCAAGTTCCCCTTCAAGCACATCAATTTCTTCTTCTGAAGTAGCCATATATTTCAGGAGTTAAATGAAGCCACGAAGTCGATGACGGCCTGTGGAGAGTTCTCCTGGGTCACAGCCAGTTCCGGCTGCCACCAGTCGTTGTGCTTACCCTGGACATGGTTGACCGTCAGCTTCCACTTCTTGTCGCCCAGTGCCATGCTTGGGTTGAATGACGCTAGGGTGGTTACACGCTTGTAGGTATTTACGAGTGCGTAGTTCTTAACGGTAAGGACACCGACAGTGTAGAATTTATCCCCGATGGGAAAGGGGTAAGCTCCATCGTCGCCATTTTCAGGCTTTTCAATTGCGAATGTAATCTCCGCAAACTCCTTCAGTTTTTCTACAGGCACACCTGTGCGTTCTGCGAGATCGTCACGCGCCTCTTTGGAGTAAACGCGCTCCTTTGGCTCACCAAACTTAACGTCTTCTTCCCAGCCCTTGATCATCTTGATGATGCTGATTTCAACAGGCTCGCCACCTTTTGCGACGACATGGGTTTTGTCCACTACTAAGTCCCCAAGTTCACCGGCATCATACTGCGACAAAGCAGACTTGATAGCGTAATAGGGGATGTTGATGTCGGAAGGATCAATCCTGAATTCCAGGTTGCTTGCTACTGGAGCGGCAACCCCAGTGTTTACTTCGACGATTTCTTCCTTTTTTTCCTTTGTTTTAGGCATTTGTTATTTTGCGTATTTTTATGTTTTGGTTATATCAGGTCAGCGTATACCGCGTATCTGATGTGTCTATTATTTCCGCTGCTTCAGCAGCATCCATAAATTCTTGGGCCATACGACCCTTCTCCCCATCAGGGGCTGCCTTACCTACAGCCTCTGCTACTTTTTTCAAGGGAAAGTTAGCTAATTTTACAACTTCTTCTTGGGGCAGGTTAAATTGTGACGCGATATCCAGCAGTTGTGTATTGTCATTGCATTTACGAGACGCACCCATAGACCGTAGTCGCAAAGATGGGAATTCTGCACCGTCCCTAGCCATCGCCACAGCCTTCGCCCTAATGCGCGTAGCCCAGTTGGTCACGATCTTTGCGATAGGCCACAGTTGCTCCAGGGTCTCAGGGTTGTCAGGGTCAGAGATATCCACATCCGGCAGGGTATTTTCTGATACCCTCTTGGCTACCTCAAAGGCAATAGCACCAAGTGCAGGGCATTTGTCCTCATACGCACAGAAGCGGCAGTTCACGTTAGGTGAGAGGGCTTCCAGTTCAGGTGCGCCGTCCTCCCATTGGGGGCGTATTTTCTCACCGGCCTTGATTACATCAGATACTTCCTTGATAAGCCTGGGCAAGTCATCACGCTTGAATTCCCCGTGCAGGACTTCCCCACGGACAGGGATATAGAATACGAAGATAATCTTCTTCAGGTCAGGGAACCTCTGGAAAGCACCGACTGTATAGGTCTTCGCCTGCCAGTTCTTCTCCGGTTCATCAATAATGCTGATGCCCGTCTTGTAGTCACCCATGATTGCCGTGTCACCAAACGTGGTAAGTCGGTCACAGGTTCCCCAGGTGCTTGTGCCTTCCAGTTCCACATCGACCTGAATCTCATGGTATTCCTTGTTCTCAGCGTCTCCTATTATGGATGCCAGGAAATTGTCCTCCATGCGACAGGTCTCCTCATATATCTCGACCTCCTCCTCGTCATGGAGCTCGGAAGGGTCACGCACTTCCAAAGCCTCATGTATCCTGGTTCCTTTCTCAGCGGCAGCACTCGTCCCCGAACGCCCGTTGTAGCCAGAACAGGCTGCTACATACTTGAGGCTGGAGGGTGAGAATTCCGCGTGATCCCTACTTGTGTGGTCTGGTTTATCCATGATTTGTAAAGTCTCCGTGTAACTTTTCTCTAAGTTGGGTCAACTGACCCACGCAAGCCTCTTTCCCCTCTTCCGTAAATGGAAATTTATTGGTGCAGTATCGATGTCTATTATGGTCTACAACACCCAGCCACCTCAAATGGGTTGTGTTATTTTTACGGCGATACTTAAAGACCCGAAGACCTTTAACTCCAGTAACGCCCCATTTAAAATCCCTGTTATGTTGGTTTTGTCCATTAGTGGCAACCCTTAAATTTTCGATCTTATCATTCAAAGTATTCCCGTCGATGTGGTCGATCAACCCCCCTGGTTCCCCATTGAACAATGCCCACACGACTCTGCTCCGGTAGTAACTTTTTCCTTTATATTTCAAACGCCAGCGGGTTCTATTTGTGCGTGAGGCAGAATACAAACCACCTGCGATGTTACCGGCTTTTCTTTTACGCCCGCTCTCTTTCCAGTAAATAATACCATCGCGGTATTCAACAATATCCAGTAATCCTTGCGGGATTGGCTTCGCCCAAAAGGCTTCGGGTTTTTTATTTTTATCCATGTAGGGCTGTAAGATTTTTAAGTTTCTTGTTTATTGACTTCATCACTGCCTCCTCAATAGAATCAGCAGCGACCAGAATCTTCTGTATGGCATCAGATTTAGCCCCGTTGCGGTGGATGCGCCCCAACGTCTGCAAGTGATCCTTGGCAGAGAAGGACGGGCTTATGAGGGAAATACGGGGTCTCTTGCCGTTGATATCATGCAGGGAGAGACCGGTTCCCCCTGCCGCGATGTTCACAGCCAGGAGGTGTATGTCGTCATTTTGGAAAGCGTCCACAACCTGTTGCCTCTCCTTTGCTGATTGACCTCCCTCGATCCGGTAGCACTTATGTAGCTTCTCGCACAGGGCTTCCACGGTTTCCCTGAAGTTAACGAACATAACGACAGAGTTGCCCTGGCCGACTAGGTCTTCTGCCATTTCCGCAATGTCTGGCGTTTTGAAGGACTCAGCAAGTTGTCTAGCTCTCAACAAGTTGACTAATACATGCTCATTGTCTGTTACAGTTCCATTCTCGATATACTCTTGGACGATAGCAGGCGTAATGCCCAGTTCGTCGTATGCCTTGATAATCTTCTTTGCACCACCAAACTCAACAGGCTCTACAAAAACCCTGTTCGCTCTGAAGCTGTCGGGGAAGTCTTCCACAGTCAGTTTCTTTCCGGTTATCCCGTAGATGGAATCCTTAACATCAGATAACTTTGCTCGACTCATCAACCGCCATTGTTTCCAACGGTCTTGAGCGCACCCGTTTTCTTTCATCCAGCGATACCAAGAGCTTTTACCGTTGCCGGTCTTGTTCAACCCGTGCAACCCCAGCATGAAACCTATTGAGCGCATCTCTGTGGGGTTCTCGCAAGCAGTAGCACTCATGCCGTGAACCCGATACCCCTGCTGGACGAGTGAAATAACCAGTTGGCAGTTTTGTGTGTATGGGCCTTTACACTTGTGAATCTCATCAACGAATACCAGGGCATCCTTTGGCAGATTCCACGCCATTATCATCTTGCCCCGCTTGTTCATGTGGGGCGTTCCCCCTGTCCGTATCTTCTCGTAGTTCAGCACAAAAACGGGTTTAACGCCAAACTC